GAACAAAGTATTTTCAAAGGTTGGGCAGGACTATTTGAACTCAAGGGAGAGCGCAATGAAATCAATCAACGAAGTAATTCTAACTATCGACCCGGAACAGCCGCAGCAGCAGCGGCGAAATTACGAGAACGTATCAAATCCCGTTCTTGATCGCTTTTGGTTACGCATGACTGAAATGTACGGTGGGATGTGGACTAACGCCCAGGGCGATGAACCGAACGAAACCTGGTGGCTGGGTCTGCGCGATTTAAAGCCCGAGCAGATCAAGCAAGGCATCGAGTCACTACGGGATTCTGCCAAACCTTTCCCACCATCGTTACCCGAGTTCCGTGGGCTTTGTAAGGGCTCTGGTGGTGTAGAATCGTGGGAGGCTATCTGCCACAAGCCATTCGTGCCTGATCGCGCTCTTGAAGACAAAGGCGCCCAGGAGCGAGCACGGATTGCGGGAGAGAAGGCCTTAGCCGAACTACGAGGTATTTTTAATGACGGTTTACGAAAGGATCGCTCAAGCGATGGCGGATAAAGACACTGATTACGTTTCTATCTTAATCACCGATGATGGGATAGATGTTTACACAAGTCTCGAGCAAGACGACCTGGGATACCTGCTCACCGAGATTTTAATGCTGCAAAAGGATGCAGCGACCGTTCACTAGGAGGGAGTTATGACGCAGTTGGAACAAATACAAAAACATCTGAAAGAAGGGAATGAGATCAATCCATTGATGGCATTGGAGCGATTCGGGTGCATGCGCCTGGCTGCGCGAATTGCAGATCTTAGATCTATGGGCATGGAAATCGAAACACAAATTAGAAAATCGAACGGCAAAACGTATGCTTGTTACAAGCTGGAGGGGAAATGAGCGAATTCTTTGATGAAAATTACAAAATCACTGAGATTATCGACGCACATGACTTAAAAGTCATCGAGCACAATCTTTATGAAGAAATTGAAGAGTGCAGCGATGAGCTGTTTGAATTCATTCAGTATCTAATTGATGTTGCAGGAAACTACGCTTTCATAATTCGAGGAAATCTGAAAGAACATGAGCGCATTAGCCAGGCATTTATAGACGATGAGGATGAAAGATTTGAAATGGGAATGCGAGAAATGTGGGGGGAGCAATGAGCAAGCGAGAAGATTACATAAAGTTAATAATGAACTCTCACTTATACAATTCTGGGCGTGACTTCACGCCTTCAGCGATGTTTCATTGCGTCAAAGAAGTGAATAACATTGTTGAAATGCGGGATGTGCTAAGGTTGATGGCTAAGCGAAAGTTAGTGCATGCTATAATGAAAACCAAGGATTTGCGGTATCGTAAAGCGAGAGTGAATTTTGTAAGGGAGCCTTGGATTAGTGAAGTGGCCCAGGATTTATGCGCGGGAGATTATGATCGAGTCGAACCGGGACAAGCGCGGCGAGATGCTATTAGCCGTGCCAGAGCACTTGAGAGCGCTAACCAGGAAACACGTAGAGCTAGCCTATGAATCCAAAAAACGTATACGAAACTTTCCACAAACTATACACAGACCTAACGAACGCAGAGCACGTGGCGGCAATGTCTGATATCGCAAAGAAAGCAACAAAAGCAAAAATAGCGATTCAGTTTAAGGACGCTGGGTGCGGAATTGCAGAAGCTGAACTCCGAGCCGAAGCAGACTACGAATACATAAAAGTCTGCGAAGCCTGGGCTGAAGCAAAAACCGAAGCCGCCGCAGCCAAAGGTGTTTTGGAATCGCGCCGGTATCAATTCGAAGCGCAGCGAACCCTCGAGGCAAACGAACGAGCGGCGACTAAATACATGGTGTAGATATGACTGATTGGGGTGGATTGTTAGATTTTTGTGAAACAGATAGGCAAAGGGAAATAATCGAACTAAGAAGGCAGGGCTTATCTGTTAGGCAGGTTTCCGAAAGAGTTGGGATTGCTGGGCGCAATGTTCAATCGGCGTGCAGTAGGGTAAGGGCAGCCGCCGCAAAGCACGGATATTCGCCTGAGCACGATATGGTTCATAAAGTCCCTAATGGCTTCACGGTCAAAGGAGTTTCAACGTACTACAACGATCAGGGGGTTCCTACAGGGCAATGGGTCAAGAGCCAGTCTGACGCACATGCTCTGTTTGAACAGGCGCTTGAGTCGTTCAAGGAAGGTCTTGTTGAAGATGTAAAGGGTAAGGCACAGCGTGCCCAAAAGCCGACAGATCTTAAGGATGAGAACCTGCTGGCCTGTTACATGGTCGGCGATCATCACTTGGGGTTATTGGCGTGGCCAGAGGAGACACTAGACGATCCATACGATGTCGATATTTCATGCCGAATGTTATCGAACGCGGTCGACAGTCTCGCTGACATATCCTCAAACGCTCACACTGGCGCTCTCATCAATTTGGGCGACTTCTTTCATAGCAACTCACCACTAAAGAACGAAACCTTCGCTGGGACGCCTCTGGACGTAGACGGCAGGGGTGGTCGGATCATTCGTGCGGCTGGCCAGTTATACAAGCGGCTAATCACTCGAATGCTCGAAGCCCATAATGAGGTCTGGATCATCAACGTGAGGGGTAACCATGACCCTGACGCGGCCCTATGGCTCAATGAGATGGTCAAGATGTATTATGAGAACGAGCCGAGGGTAAAGGTATTTGATAACTACTCGAAGTTCATCCATTTTGTATGGGGCCAGAATCTCGTAGTTCTCCATCATGGGGACAAGATCAACACTCAAAGGATCTATGAAGCTGTGACTCGCAACCTGTCGAAAGAGTGGGGCGAGACGAAGCACAGAGTCGCATGGATGGGTCACATCCACCACAAGCAAGCTACGAAGGAGCTGGGGGGTATGACGGTAGAGAGTTGGAACGTGCTCGGCTCTTTGGACGCATGGCACGCAGGATCTGGCTATGGCGCGAGTCGATCCATGTCCAGCGTGATACTCCACAAAGAGTTTGGTGAGTTCTCAAGATTCAAGGTAGGAGCGGAGGGATTATGATTGCAATTATGATGTGTGACGACTGCGATATGCAGATGGAAGAGGTTTTTACAGCGCAGGAAAACTTCAGATTAAAAGGCTGGATGTGTCCAAGCTGTTTGCATTTTGCGCCGGCCATTGGGAGAGAGCGAGGGTTTACAATTGAAGACAAAGCAAAAACAGAAGACGATAGCCGGGCTAGTTGAGGATGCCGCGACCATTCTGCAACGCATAGTGCGGATGAAAGCCGCAGATGAAAACGGGTACTGTCAGTGCGTGACCTGCGGGAAGATCGGCCATTGGAAAGAAATGGATGGTGGCCACTACATAAGTCGGACCTACACGGTACACAAGCTGCTCGAGGAAAACATTCACCCCCAGTGCAAAGGCTGTAATCGGTTTGCTCATAAGATCCACGACGACTACGCCAGGTACATGCGCGAGACCTACGGGCAGGATTTCGTTGATTGGCTAACCGAGACCAAGCGCCAGACCAAGAAATACTCAAGGCCTGAGATCGAGGATCTGATCGCCGAGCTGAAAGAAAGAGAAAAAAACTTAAAAATAAATCAATAAAACTATTGCATTGAGTCAATAGATCTGTATAATAGGTCTTGTCGGGTCAGGGAGGCCCATTCATTGAGGGAGAAAGTTATGAACTATCGTGAATATCCAAAGCCAATTAAGTCAGAGTGCGGCTGTAAGGTTAGCTGGTATTACTATGACAACGAGGTTGACGCCCGTGCCGCTGCCGATGCCGCCGAGCACAATGCCGAGATCATGTACCAAGAAGGGTACGACTTCGGATACCAGTGTCCTGGCGCGATCGACAAGCGTGCCGATATGGAGATGTACCGAGTAGTTATTCCTTAAACACTTTCGCCGCTTCGGCGGCTTTTCCTTGGAGGAAAATAAAATGGGAAATAGAGCTGTTATTGTTAATGATCGTGCGATGTGTGCCGAAGACAAGTGCATTTACCTGCACTGGAATGGCGGCAAGGACAGCGTGACTGCGTTCTTGCGTGCTGCCAAAGAGCTTGGCATGCGATTCGAGTCTAACAAAGACAAGTTGTTGTTTGCTGAGATGCTGGCGGAGCGGTTCTTCGAGTGTAAGGTTGGCCTGACTGTTTACTTCGAAGACTATGGTCGAGCCGATACTGACAACGGCGACAACGGCGTGTTCGTGGTGGATGATGACTTCGAGCTGGTTGGTCGAATCTATGCGCCAATTCAAGAACAAGAGAACGAAGAGAAGAGCCAGGAGATTTACGAATACCTGGTTGGATGGGAGAAAGCTGCCTGATGGATTTATTCTGGGACGCTATTAAAGTTGCGGACATGGCTCACTCTGGTCAAGAAGACCGGGGTGGCCAGCCTTACATACTTCACGCTATGCGTGTTGCGGCTGCACAAGAAGACCGTAACGCTCAGATTGCTGGGATGCTGCACGATGTTGTTGAAGACAGCTATTTCACTCTTGAGCACTTAAGCAAGTTTTTCCCTGATGAGATCATCGAGGCGCTTGAGTGTTTGACCAAAAAGCCAGGCGAAGATTACTTGGAATATTTAAAGCGAGTCGCGTCTAATGAAATCGCTGTCCAGGTCAAGATTGCCGACCTTGAGGACAATATGAACCTAGACAGGCTGCTCAATATTACAGCTAAGGATGTCGAGCGATATCAAAAGTACCGAGCTGCCAAAAAATATTTGCTTAATTTTAAACAAAACTATTGACATGGTGGTTCAGTTTTGGGATACTGAATTTGTCGGGGCAGGGAGCCCCAGTCACTAAGGGAGAAAGTCATGTTGTTAGAGAAACGAGCCGAACGAGCCTACAAAAAACTGGAAGCGATGGGCGCCCCTGTTTGTCATTTTGGTGAGGGATACGGAGGCGGCGCCCTGTTCGCAATCAGCGCTGAGGACAACGAAGATGAGATCTGGGCTGACTACTACATTGCGTGTGATGGCGGGATGCCTGGCTGGGATTGCGGGATCAACCCCAAGATCGAAAAGGTTTTGGAAAAGTATGGCTTGTACGCTGAATGGTACAACCCCGGCGTTCTTGATGTTTCTGAAGCGTAATCTGGAGGGAATAATGAAAAAGCCGATGGCCGAAACCTACGCGCAGATCAAGCGCAGAAAGAAACTTGAATTGATCGACAATATTATCCTGGCAGCCGGCGCTGCCTTTTTCTGTGTCGTCGGAGCAATGGCAATAGCCGGGTACTTATCGTAATGCCTAGGATCAAGTTGACTAAAGACCAGGTGCGAGAGATTCGAAAAAACCGGGAAGGCCTGTCTTATCCAAAGCTAGCTAAGAAATATGGCGTGCATAGAAACACGATTGTATTGGCAAGGTCTGGAGCCACCTGGGGGAAAATTTAGTGATGTTCGAAGAAAATGATACAATTGGTACCGAACTTGATGAAATGATTGAAGATATCATTATTTCGGTTCAGGCTGCTCAGACGATGGCAGACAGATTTGGTAAGGAATTTTGCTTACTTTCGGACCTGAGCGTACAAGAGGCAACGCGGTACACAAGGCTAAAGGCGGTTGAGATCGTCAAGCCAAGGCGGGGCAACAATGTATGTCGTGGAGATGGTGGATAAAAGCACAGGGATATCGGCGTATATACTAGGTGTATATACCGATAATGAGCACGCGCAATATGCGACCTGGGTTGAAGAGGCAGTGGCGCCGGCTGAGTTGGTTCCAAGAGTCAGTTACTTTGAGGCCGACTACGTAGACCCGGTTAAACAAGATATGTGGGAGGATTACATTGAAGACTGACGAAGATTGGATCGAGCTAACAAGCTGGTTGCTGATGACATTACTCGTAATAGTGGTCGGGAGCGCATTGCTTAATATGCAATGACTCATACAGTATACAAATTTATATACTTTGGCGCATATATAGTACACATAAATGTATCCGATTAGATACACTTAGCGTCTGATTGGTAATGAATGTGCGTCTAATCAGAATTAAAGCTATGCAAAACTGGAATTAGATTCCGAGACTGCATAAAGGGAGAGTGAGTAATGGAAGAAAAGCTGGTCAACCTTGAGGCCAATTTTGTATATACAGCGGACGGTCGTCTTGATAAGTGGCGAATAATGACCGCTCAAAACGGGAAGTATCATGGCGACTGCGAGGATTATGCACTGACGGCTTTGTATCTGATAGCCGGGGAAAGCTTATTAAGGTTTTGGTGGTTACTGATATTGCGTAAGGCCAAGATTATCTATTGCACAATAGGAACGATTCCCCATGCGGTCTTAAGGTATGAAAAAAGATACCTTGATAACATCCAGGGGAAGTTTGTATCCTTGCGAGACCTCGAGGATGAGGATTACAGGTTTAGTCGGTATTCTTATCTGCCGATACAGGTTGCGGTAAAGATGCTGGCATACAAATTGTTGCTAATTTACAGGATGTTTAGAAGTGGCTAGAACGAGAGCACAGCAAAACAGGGAGTTACGAAAAGGCGCTCTAAGAGAGTACATTCAAGAGCGGGGGTCAGTTCAGTATCTATTTGATCTAATCGAAAAAATCGAAGGACTAGACCCTGATTCATCGACATTTACGAACGACCTACAAAAACTTAAGGTTGCACTTGATGCTCGGATCAAGATGATGGGCAAGTATATGCCTGACCTGAAAGCGCAAGAGATCGAGCATTCTGTTAGTGATGACCTAGTCAAACGTATCGAGCGCACCATTGTCGACTCTGCAAATTGATACTCCAAGGTGGTTTGTTCCACTACTTGAGCCTGCTCGTTACAAGGGAATATGGGGCGGTCGTGGCTCGGGCAAATCACATGCTGTCGCTGAGTACATCATTGAACGCTGCGTTATGGAGCGCTGTGACGTGGTGTGTATACGTGAGGTCCAGAAGTCGCTACAGCAATCGGTCAAACGTCTGCTCGAATTAAAGATCGAGGCGCTTGGCGTTGAGAGCTACTTTGAGATTCAACACGACCGAATCAAGACTAAGCACGGCGGGGTGATTATATTCACCGGCATGAGCAATCACACAGCCGATTCTATTAAGTCGCTCGAGTCTTTTGACATTGCCTGGTTCGAAGAGGCGCAGACGTGCTCTCAGCGCTCGCTAGACCTATTGCGACCTACAATGCGAAAGGATACCAGTGAGCTGATATTCACCTGGAACCCGCACCTCGAGTCTGATCCAATTGATATGCTGCTCCGCAGTGATAACCCGCCACCGAACTCCAAAGTTGTCCGGGTGAACTACAACGATAACCCGTGGTTTCCTGAAGTGCTGCGAGAAGAAATGCACTACGACATGAAGCGTGACATGGAGAAATACCAGCACGTTTGGTTAGGCGAGTACATTAAGAACTCAGAAAGCCGGGTATTCAAGAACTGGTGGGTCGAGGAGTTTGAGACGCCCGAGGACGCAACTCTAAGGTTCGGTGCTGACTGGGGGTTCGCTGTTGACCCGACAGTCTTGGTTCGATGTTTCATATTCGGCAAGAACCTATACATAGACTACGAAGCGTATATGGTAGGATGTGAGATAACGAACACGCCCGAATTGTTTATGACTGTGCCTGAATCAGAACGATGGCCAATTGTTGCTGACAACGCGAGACCTGAAACGATCAGCTACATGCGCAATCACGGGTTCCCGAAAATCATGCCTGCGGTCAAAGGACCAAAGAGCTTGGAAGAGGGAATCGAGTGGTTGAAGTCATTTGATATAATAGTCCACCCAAGATGCGTGCATACGATTGATGAGCTTACGATGTATTCGTATAAGACCGACAGTTTAACCGGCCAGGTAATGCCGGTGCTTGACGATAAAGACAACCATGTGATAGATGCGTTAAGATACGCATGTGAGAGCGCTCGTAGGGCGCAGAAACAGAAACCAACAAACGTGGCTCCAATCGCTACGATAAACCGGTGGTGATATGGCAAGGACAAAAGCACAGCGGCTGGCAGACATTCACGCAGAGGCGCTAAGAGAATTTGACAACATTCAATCGGCGTTGCGTGATGAGCGCTTGCAGTGTCTTCAGGACCGGCGCTTCTACTCAATTTCTGGTGCTCAGTGGGAAGGGCCACTCGAAGACCAGTTTGAGAACAAGCCGAAGTTTGAAGTAAACAAGGTCGCCCTGAGTGTTATGCGGATTATCAACGAGTACCGCAACAATCGCATCACAGTGGATTTTGTGCCGAAGGATGGGTCAACGGACGTTGAATTGGCATCGACCTGTGACGCGCTTTACAGGGCGTCTGAAGAGGACTCAGGCGCAGACGAAGCTTACGACAATGCGTTCGAGGAAGCAGTCGGGGGCGGGTTCGGTGCCTGGCGCTTACGCAATGTTTACGTAGACGAAGAGGACGATGAGAGCGACGAGCAGAAGATCGTGTTTGAGCCGATCTATGACGCCGACTCAAGCGTGTTCTTTGACCTCGATGCTAAGCGGCAAGACAAAGGCGATGCTAAGCGCTGCTTTGTTATCACTTCA